CAATCACTTTATACAACATAATGTAAAAGATGAGTTCGATTGGTTTATGCTATTCTATTTATTTAGACTAAGTGGTTCTGGTATTAATTATGTACCTAGATATAAGACAGATCATATCAAGGACATATTAGGGACGCATGGCTTTGGTAACTTCTGGATTGTGGATTCTATATTGAAAGAAAGATACACATGGCCAGAATGGAAAGAAGACCTTAGGAATCGCATCACGCCTTTTACAGATAATAAAGGCTACCTACTTCCCCAGTTCACTTTTGAAGGACAGACTAAAAATCATCTTAGGAAGTTTATTCTTGAACACTCTGAAGGATTAGTTAGGCATATCTTTGATGCAGTAAAAAATAAAAAGCTTGACATCTATCAAGTAACAGATATTGGTAATGAGTATCTCAATAGTGTAGGATTTAAGAGGCAAAACTTTGTACTAACAGCATTTGCTGCAGACTTAGGTGAGTATTTCCCTAACTACGTTAATCCAAAAGGTTGGGTATACGCAGGAACAAATGCAGTAAGATGTATTAAAGCAATCTTTCCTAAAGTTAGTCCTAAAGTAAAAGAGTTTGAGTATATTAATGAAGTACTGCAATTCTTATCTAACAGATATAACTTGAACCCAATTGATTGTGAAGATAGTAGAGCTTGTGATGTAGTTCGTTATTTCCAAGAATATCAGTCTGAAGATCATATTATTAAAAATAATGGTCGTAGGATGTATAATAATTCTATTCTTAAACAAACATGGGGTCATGACAAGTATTATGACTTCGCAATTAAATTAAAATAAAAAAACAAAAAATGAAAAAAAGCACACTCATGGTAGTTGGTCTACTAGTAATGTTATTTAGTTGTAAGACAAAAACTGAAACAGTTGAAGATCTTAGATCTAATAAAATAGTAAAAATTCACGAAGGATCTTTTGCCTTTTGCGGTGCATCTGGAGCAATTCCTACAGGAAAAAAGATTATTGTTCAAGGAGTTGAGTATGATGAAGGATGCGCAATATGCCCTGTATTAGACGGACCATCTATTTCTAATTTAGCAATGAAAGGAATTAGTGGAACTTATGGAAAGTTTAATGTAGATGAAAACTTCCAAACTCCTGATGGAACTAATGGTACAGCATGGTCTTTATTTTGGTATTTTGATTCAACAACTGCAGTACCTCAATTTAATCCTGAAACTAAAGAGTGGGAATTACTACCTCCAGTAAATCGTGCGTTTGTTGTAAATCTTGATAATCCAAGTACAAGTGAAAGTAATATGTTTGCTATGCCAGGTATTATCTTTGATACTACATCTACAGGTATTGTATTAGCAAGAGTATACGGACCGCTTAATGAAGCAGCAGTTCCACTACGTAAAGCTATTCCTGTTACATCTGGAATGACATCTATAACTGCAGCTAAAGAAGGATTCCCTTATCCTGTAGGAACACCTGTTCCTGTTAGTCAATTAAGCAAGGAACTTCAAGAAAAAAAATAAATAAAATACTAATTGATGTTTTTAAACAAAACGACTGATCAATCAAATTTAGACATGTCAGATGGTAGAGATTTAAACTACTATCTTGAAATGACTAAAGACTATAAGCCTGATTTTGACTTCTCAATAAAACAAATAGATGGTTATAATGTAATCGACGATGGAGAATTTCAATATGGAAGCAAAGCAAAGATGGGTGACTTCATGATTAGTCAAGTAAAAGAAGATACATTAGTTTATGTTGCTCCAAGAACAGGCTACGCCCCGTATTCATTATCATATCTTGCAAAGAAGTATAATAAGAAACTAGTATTACTTATGCCAGCATCTAAAGAAGCTTCTGAACATCAACTACGTGTTATTGAAGATGGGGCTACGCCAATATTCTTAAAGACTCCTGCAATGCCAACTATAAATGCTTGGGCAAAAGACTTTGCAAAAAAAATCGGAGCAAAATATATACCATTCGGTCTTAAGCACGAACAAGTTGTAGCAGGTGGAGTTAAAATATTTCACGAAGCTTTTAAAGATAAAAAGATAGATGAATTGTGGAGCGTATTCTCAACAGGAGTATTATCTAGAACGCTTCAAATAGCACTTCCAGATACTAAGTTTAATGCAGTGGCAGTAGCAAGAAACGTACAACCAGGTGAACTTGGTAGAGCTAAATTTTATACCTACCATAAAGAGTTTCTTAAAGACTGCGACATTGATACTCCATTTGATTGTATCAAAACCTATGATGCAAAAGGTTGGGACTATATGAAACGTTATGGCAACTCTGGAGATTGGTTTTGGAATGTAGCTAGGAATATGCCAAAGCCTACAATTAAGGCAAGTGATATTGATTCTCAAAGAGAGTGGGGAGATAAAAGTGATATCCTTAAATACTTAGGAGAATAGTTTTACAATCTACAAAATCTATTATATATTTGACTTATGAATATACTTCAAGAAGCAAACAAGATTATCTACGAAAGATCTGAAGAAAAAGAGCGTCAATACGGACCTATGCAAGAAGGTATGGAAGAAGCCGCTAAGATTGCATCTTTGTTAAGCCGTAAAGAATTAACTGCTGTGGACATGTACAATGCCATGATTGCTCTTAAATTATCAAGACAGGCATATAACCATAAGGAGGATAATCTTCTAGACTGCGTGGCTTATATGGCATCACTAAACGATTATCAAAATAATATTAACAATGAAAGTACAAAAGTTAAGGGAAGTAAAAACACCAAATAGAGGAACAGAAGTATCAGCAGGAATTGACTTCTACGTACCTGAAGATTTTGAAACAAAAGTATTAGCACCAGGACAATCTGTTCTTATTCCGTCTGGTATTAAAGTGAGAGTTCCTATAGGATATGCATTGATTGCATTCAACAAATCAGGTGTATCAGTTAAGCAAGGCCTATCTGTTGGAGCTTGTGTAGTAGATGAAGATTACGATGGAGAAGTTCATCTTCATATGATCAATACATCAGACAAAGATCAAACAATTTCTACAGGTCAAAAACTAGTTCAATTTGTATTAATCCCAGTAAGCTATACAAATGTAGAAGCTGTAGATGAGCTTCCACAAAGAGTTACACAAAGAGGTGCTGGAGGCTTTGGTTCAACAGGACTATAATATGACTAAACTAGATACAGTATTTATAAACATAGCAAAAGAAACCTCTACTCTGTCACACTGCGCCCGCTCAAAAGTCGGCGCAGTTTTAGTTAAAGATGGCAATATAATCTCTTTTGGTTACAATGGCACTCCATCTGGAATGGATAATGCTTGTGAGAAAGATAATGTTACTCTAGCCCATGTTATTCACGCAGAGTGTAATGCAATTCTTAAAGCGGCTAAAACAGGTAACTCTGTAGATGGTTCCACTTTGTACTTAACACTAAGTCCTTGTTTAGACTGCTCTAAACTTATTCTGCAATCAGGAATTAAAAGAGTTGTATATTTGGATAGATATCGCAGTCCTGAAGGTATTGATTTTCTTAAACAATTTATTGAAGTATACCAATATGAAATTTAAAACAGCAACTGACGCATTTGAGAATCTTTATCCGCTAATAATGAATACAGGTGAAGATTATGCAGGCACAAAAGCTTTGTTTAACTGTAGTTTTTCTTTAGAGAATCCAGAAGATAAAGTTATTAAGACTCCTGAACGTAAGTTTAAACAAGACTATGCTGAGTATGAATGGAAATGGTATCTAGAAGGTAATAGAGATGCTAAAGAGATAGGACAAATAGCGAAGATATGGAATAACATGATGATCCCAGGCACTACTAATGTGAACTCTAACTATGGGTTTTTTTGGAATTATAACAATCAGCTTCGTAAAGTAGTTTCAGAACTTAGAAGAAATAAAGAATCAAGACGTGCAATTGTATTACATTACCTTATACATGAAATGGATCAGTATAAGTATGATACTCCATGTAATATTGCTTTGAATTTCTATATAAAAGATGGTGTGTTAAATCTAACAGTATTTGCAAGATCTATTGACTTAGTTTATGGATTCTCTAATGATCAGTATACATTTGCTAAGTTAATGGAAAAGGTTGCAGAAGAGTTAGCAATGCCTCTTGGCAATATGCATTGGTTCGTAACTAATTTACATATCTATCCTAGGCATTATGAATTGATAAAATAAAGACTATGATG